CCAATTTGTCCATATCTTGCAGTAGCTTCTGTAGCTTTTTTGGATGTACCATAAGGAGATAACCACCATTTCTTTGCACAAGATGATGATGCATATATTAATGGTACAGACTTATCATGACACTCTTCTTGTATGCGTTTAGTATATTCCACATTGTTTACCCAATATTCTTCTGGATATTGAATACTTCTTCTAACATCCGCAATTGCAGCAAGATGTATTACATATGCATCATCAAAATCTAATTTAAAATCTTTAATATCCTTATCAATAGCTTTATCCCATCTAACTATTTCATGATCATCATTAATCAATGAATTAACTAAATGATGTCCTATAAAACCAGATGATCCAGTTACAACAACCTTCATATAAGATCACTCCATTTCTTTAATTTTTCTAATTTATATTCTGCCCTTTTTTCGAGGTCATCCCAGCTGACTATATCCCATTCATGCATTAAATTTATCATGGTATAAACATCACCTAGTTCTTCCACAAATTTTATATAATAATCTTCATCTTTATCATCTAAATCTACACATCCACGTCTCAATATTTTCTGACATATTTGTATTAGTTCTCCACATTCTTCAGAGAGTATAACTAAGAGCTGTTGTTTAGGAGTTAACTTCATCGTCAGTCTCCAATGGATGTAGTACTGGATTACCAATGGTGAATCGTTCTTTTAGGTAATCTTTAAATCCTTCATCTAGTATAGGTTTCCAAAACTCTTCGTTTAAGGTATCTTTTTCTCGTACTTTCGGCTCAAGTAATTCGCCAGTCTGTTGGCTAACTTTGCAATACCAGCCATTCGACGGCTTAGAAACAAATTTACCTTCGAGAGCAACATCAAGCAGACCAGACCACTTCTGTACTCCACCTTCCCAACTAACACTAATGGGAATCTTAGACTTTTCTTTAACATAACGCGATTTCTCCACATTAATAACAAAGTGATAACCTTTTATCTCAGACCCAACCTTATCCTGTTGACGACCTAAAATCCAAATATTATCAGCACTATAATAGATACCTGTACCACCACTTACTACATCCTTAGGAAATAAACCTATCTCTTTATAAGTATGATTAACTGCAATAAGCGGTATATCTTTCATATTTAGGTATGGAGTTACCATACGGAATAGACCTTTAAGAGCCTTAGCTCTAGACATATCAGCAACTGACTTCTCATTTAACGCATCATCAAGTTCTTTCTTTGATGCTAAGTTACCAACAGAGTCTATAACTACTACTACTTTATCTCCTCTTGTTAATTCTTCTAACTGAGATATCATATCAAATTTAAGTTCTTCTACATTAGCAATAGGGGTATGAAGAACTCTAGAAGTATCTATCCCAAAAGTTTCAAAGTAAGATTGAGGTGAACCAAACTCTGAGTCATAGAATAACAATACAGCATCTTTGTATTTTCTAAGATAAGCCGCAGCCATAATTAAGGCAAAAGAAGTCTTAAAATGCTTAGAAGGTCCTGCTAATACAGTAAGTCCAGGTGCAAGTCCTCCATCTATTGAACCAGATAAAGCTACATTTATCATAGGTACATCAGTAGCTACCATATCTTTCTCTGTAAAGAATTTAGAATCAGCCAATATAGAAGTTTCTTTAACCTTACTATTCTTTTTTAATTTATCCATTATACTCATTACATACTCCTATACACATATTCAAGTGCTCTATCTGCTTCTAATTCCATCGGTCTATTCTCATACCAATTACCAGTTTCTATATCAAACTGCTTACATAAGTCAGCTATTTGTTTAGCTGTAATCGGATATTTTTTCTTTATTGCATTACCAGCTATAGCTACCATTATCTGATACATTTTTCTATACCACCCAGTCCCAGTAATAGATCTATATTCATTAGCTAACCTCTGAGGCCAAAAAGGACAATTACCATAACCAGTCCAGTTATAATTAGTATTATCTAATGAATCCTTTCTATATGCAACTACTTGTTCCCTCCATGCATCAGGAAGTCTATCCAAAAATGTATCTCCTAGCTTCTCACTATATGGATGCTTTTCCATTAGATAATCTGGACTAATAGCGTCACCGTCACTATGACTGAATATAAAGTTATAAGCGCCAGCATAGTCTCCAGGGATATAATACATTCTACACAAGTCCTTAGTTTGTTTATCTCCGAGGTCGTCGAGCTCAGTTTGGAGAGCAAACCAGAAAGCCTTAATTCTTCCCTGCCGTACTGAGTTTCTAAGAGGGAAGACAAGGCGGAACTTTGGTTTATCTTTCGTGCTACTAGCAGTGGAATAACAAACAAAGCGATAACTAGAAAACCTACTAATAAGCTCATCTTTTATATCTCCTTCAAATTCTACATCATCTACATCTACAGCACACCATCCAGCCCATTCGATAACATTTTCACTCTTACGAGTAGTCCCAGGCTCAAATATAGCAGGAGATATTAGATTAGCTTCTGCCTTTCCGCCGAGAGGTTTAGCTGCTAATTTATATAATAGCTTCTCTAGATCATCAAACGATTCTAAGTTTAACCTTCTATGAGTCTTATTATCATAAACATATCTATTAGCCTTCTCCCACCATCTAGGAGAATCAAAGATAGTTAATCCAATCATGAAAAGAAATCCTCTAAAGTAGCAACAGGTTCAGCAGTCCAACCAACAGCATCTAACAAATGCTTGAGAGGTTCGACAAAGGCTTTATCAAACATCATATTATAGTCTACATATTTGTGAAGGTCAAGCTCTTTAGGTAAATCATTAGGAAAAGCAAATACATTTTCTTTTATAGGATTAGGAACCTTCATATAACAGAACTTGATCTTCTCACCATTATTAATGGTCTCATACTTCTTAGTAAGATTATGTTTACTAATATAATGATTATAGAGTAGAGAACCTCTTACATGTATAGGACAACCTTTTCCATATATAGTTTGATTATATTCTCTCCATTTATCTAGGTCTGTAACTCCTCTAGGAAACGATATGCTTTCAGGAGGTAGAGTAATAAACTCTTTTTTAAAGTCAGCAATAAAATTTTGAGTAGCTACTTCGCCTTCTTCTATAATAACTTTAAATATCTCTTTAAACTTATCTCTACAAACCTGAGGAGTAGATGATCTTATAGCATCAACGCCCATCATCTTCATTTTAGGTTCAGCATACTGAACACCTTCGTTATTATGAACGTTTAGAATATATCTCTTCTTAGCAATCCATACACCTCTATCAGCAATAACTTCTCGAGACATCTCCATACGATTTTCAAATACGTTTAACTCATCAGCTAATACTTCGTATGCTTTAGTTAAAATATTCTCAAAGTGATCTTTACATATTTTATCTAAGAAATTTATAGGATTCTTAGGATTAAATTTATCTACTAGTCCTTTCATATTAACATACAACGAATCAGTATCGATGGCAATAACATAATCTTTATTTAACGTCTCAAGAATATTATTCATTTCCATATTAATAGATCGTTCAGCCCACTTGATCGATAACTGACCAGAAGTAGTAATAGCTTCTGCCATCTGATTATTAAAGTATCTAAAGTGAGCATTACCTAAAGCGCCATACAAAGAGTTCATAAGAATCTTAATAGACATCTGCTGATTATGGAGTTGAGCTACTTTAGCTTCTAGTTTATTTTTTGCTTTAGAAGAATCTTTACCTAAGTTAATTAGCTCTTGCTCTGCTTTTAGCATTTCTGCTTTTATTACTTTACGCTCTTCATAAAACTTTTTAATAACAGCAGGAATAATACCTTGACGTTCTTTAGTAAAACGAGTGCCCATAGCAGTCATAGTAGTATTAGTATCGTTCTTAGTATGCTTATTATCAAGTATCTTATCTACATCTACTCCTGGTACAATACCGTCAACAATAGTTTCAGGAGACATATTATACTGTACAATAAGGTTAGGGTATAGAGAGTTAAGGTCAAAAGAAACTACCCAGTCATGCATACCAGTTTGAGGCTCTTTTACATGAGCACCTGGAAACTTAACTTTATGCTCTTTCTTTCTAGGAGGTACAGCTACATTAAGTTTGTTTAGAAGTCTATAGATAATAGCATCCCATATCTGAGTAGTACCAAAGGTCTCAGAATAGTTAACTCCTCCTCTATATGCCATAGTCATTGCAAGAGTAATAAGATCTAACTTCTCTTCTAGTCTATCAACTAGTTCTACGTCTTTTATATTATAGTCAACAAACTTTTGAAAGTCATATTTATATAAAGAGAATAGATTACCATACTCTTCATAAGATAATTTTTTCTCTCCTAGTACTACATAAGCAATATGATCTAGTTTATAAGACTCTTGCTGACCATAGGTATATCCAAACTTACGGAATAAATCATAATAGTCTAACTGCTGAAGACCTACAATATCGTAAGCAATATTAGTACGTCCTGCAATAACTATATCTCTCTGATTAATTATATTCCAAGGAGAAAACTTCTTAGCTACATCTCCTCCTACTACTTTATCTACTCTTCTAATAAGATAAGGAAGGTCAAAGAAGCGCGTATTCCATCCAGTAACAACATCCGGACAGGTCTCAGGATCATGCCAAAATTTAAGGAAGTCAGTAAGTAGTTCTTGCTCGTCTATACATTTTTTATAGACAATATTCTCTTCGCCTATAAGAGACTTAGAAGTATCATAATCATATAGACCCCAGACATAATAAATATTATCAATATTATTTTTACAAGTAATAGTAATAACTGGCTGAGCAGCTTGCTCAACAAACGGAAACCCATCGTCAGATGCCACTTCAATATCTATAGTAGTTACGTTTACTTTATTACGATCAAATGGAATGTCATCAGGGAATTTCTCTGCGATAAACTGAGTAACATAGTTATCAGTACCATAGACATCTAGCCCATCAACATCTTCATATCTATTATACAGCTCTCTAGCTGCTTTCATACTATCAAGAAGCTTAGGTTCTACATTCATTCCCTCAGGAGTAATCCAGCCAGTTTTATGTCTGGCTGGAAGAAATAAGGTAGGTTGAAAGAACTCTTTACGAGCTACTTTCTCATTATTTTCAAATCCGCGGTATAGTATACTATTACCGAAACGGTTTACAGATGTATAAAAGTTCATACAATATTATAATATATTTTTACTAACTAATCAACCATTTTTAATGCAGCATCAGTAGTCTCTTCCACTCGTCGAGTCCAACCTTTGCCGAAGGTTTCAAATGTTGAAAGACTTTCATAATAACCCTGTCTTTCTGATTGAAAGTTTTTTATAGCTTCTTCAATACCATTCTCATCAATATAATCAGATAGTTTAGATAATGTATTAGGACCTATCCCACCATCAGCAGTTGTTCCTATCATAGTTTGTAGAAACTTAGCAGATCTTCCTGTACCAGCATTAACACCAAAATCAAATACACATAAATCTAAACCTGAAGGTATACTATCACATTTCATTCTACCCCAGTAATTTTTTTCATATATTGGTGCTACATCTTCTACAGTCAAATCTTTCATATCTTTTGTTCCACCAAAGTCTTCATAAACTCTTTTAGTAACTCCAAGATTAGTTTCTCCACCTGGATCTTTTGGATGATTCACATATCCACCCTCGTGATGAAGTATCATATCTAAACATTTCTGGTAATTTGCTGCTGCCATTT